GTAGAGATCCGTGATACTATGACCGACCTCTACAATGATATTTGTGTAGATGATGCATTGCATCCGGATGATGACTTTGAGAAGATCATCGAACGCATGGTTGAATATATGGAGAAGGCATGAACCACGTAGAGTACAGCGTTGCTAGCGGTCTTGTGATTGTCCAGATCGGACACAGGGTATTCGCTGCACCAGCCGAGGACTGCATCGGTTATCCTGAAGAGTTCTTTGAGACAGCAAGTCCAGAAGCTCTTGAAGAGATCGGTTTTGAATTTTCTCATGGCCTAAATGCATATTAATGCGTTTTTTTGAAAATAACTGTGTACATAATTTCGAAAATATCGTAGAGTGAATAATAACGAATGGAGATGAACATGACTCGGACTGACATTCTTTACTCGCTCGCTTTCGGTGCCTTTGTGTTCCTCATCTGCACCATGTGGGAAGTTCAGCAAACTCTCCCCGCATAATTTTTTTAAAAAAGTTGTGTACATTATTTCGAAAATAGACTATACTGAGAATATCAAAACGGAGATTATCATGACTACCAACGAACTTCTCAACGAATATCGCAACTGGCTGGCTGCTAACAACATCGATCAGTCTGAAACCGGTGCGATCCTCTTTGGTCCTCCGTCTGCTGAACGCGACTGGCTAATCGATTTTGACCGTCGTTACTCGGCGGCAGATCTTGCTGAATCCATGTAATCTGAATTGAAAAGGAAACTATATTATGGCACATATGATTGAATTCCTCGATGGCAAGGCTTCGATGGCTTATGCTGGTGAAACCCCGTGGCATGGCCTCGGCACTCAGGTTCCGGCCGATGTGACTCCGGATCAGATGCTCAAGGCTGCTGGTCTTGACTGGACCGTCACTCCGATTCCTGCCTTTGCCGAAATCGGTGGTAAGCAGGTCGACATCGGCCGCTCGGCTCTGGTTCGTGACGTCGACAATAAGGTTCTCGACGTGATCACGAATGACTGGATTCCGAACCAGAATGAAAAGGCTTTCGAGTTCTTCAACGACTTCGTTGCTGCCGGTGAAATGGAAATGCACACTGCTGGTTCGCTTCGCGACGGCCAGCTTGTCTGGGCCCTTGCGAAGGTCAAGGAAAGCTTCGAGCTGTTCAATGGTGATACCGTTGAATCCTACCTCCTCTTCACGAATCCGCACAAGTATGGCTGGTCGATCGACGTTCGCTTCACCCCGATCCGTGTGGTTTGCAACAACACTCTGACTCTGTCGCTAAATACTCAGTCGAGCAAGATCGTCAAGGTCAGCCACCGTCGTGAGTTTGATGCTGAGCTGGTCAAGGAAACTCTTGGTGTTGCCAAGGAAAAGCTTGCCAAGTACAAGGAAATGGCTGCTTACCTCGGTTCAAAGCGTTATAACGACGAGTCGATTGTTGACTACTTCACTCGCATTTTCCCGGTTTCTGGTTCTAAGAAGGAACTCAGCAAGAACGCTGAAATTGCTCTCGAGATCATGGATCAGCAGCCCGGCGCTGAGTTTGCTGAAGGCAGCTGGTGGCAGGCGTTCAACGCCGTTACCTTCATGACCGACCACATGATCGGTCGCAGCGCTGATACGCGTCTTGCCTCGGCTTGGTACGGTGCTAACAAGAACCTGAAGACCAAGGCTCTCGAGACTGCAGTGGAGTTCGCTGATGCTGTTTGATATTAAGAACCGGTCCCCAGAATCCTGGGGACCTCTTGCATCTGTTGCTGAACATCGGTTCAATCAGATCCTGAATAACCGTAAGGGCAGTACCAAGGAGATGATCAAGAACGAGGCCAAGAGAGCGAAGAGGCTTAAGACTTATAAGGTCACCTTTAATAAGGAATGGCGCTCAGACTCATTTCAGCTACAGGCTGAAAACGAATATGAGCTTAGTGGGATCGCTGCTAAGTTTTTCGAAGATAATTTCGATAAGATTGGTTTCAAAGAACGTCCTCGCAGTCAATGGGCTGGAGAATACAAGGGTTACGACACGATTAGTTATGTAAAGGTAAAATCTACTGCGAATAAATAATTGCATGCAAGAAGAAAATGGTACTTACTTCGTAGGCATGCTTCTGGAAACCGAGGATGAAGAGATTCTCTTTCCGGTGAAGTTTCATACGAAGAATTATAATGAAGCTCTTAGACTCACCCGGTGTATCACGCCAGGTGATCCACGAAAACGCGTGATGTTTGCCGAAATTGATGAAAGGTTCTAATATGAAGAAGCTTATTGCATCAGCCCTCGTAGCTAGCATGCTAATCACCACTCCAGCTCTTGCTGATCATCGCGATCGCAGTAGAGACAGAGACTATAGTCAGCATGAACGTCGTAGAGACCGTGGTGGTTGTGGATGGCTCTGTGGAGCAATTATCGGTGGAATCGTTGTAGGTGCCATTGCTTCTGAAGATCGTCATGATCGAGAATACGACAATCGCTACTATCCGCCTGATAACCGCTACGATCGCCGTTATTGCGTTCGTGAACAGGTAACTGAATGGTATCGTGGCGAGCGTTATATCTACTGGCAGACTCGCTGCAATTAAGGATATCCATGAAGAAGTTTATTGCCCTGGCGTTTTTTGCGCTAGCTGTTCCAGTTACTGCACAAAAGACTCCAGTTGGTGTTACATATGACGCCAAGGTAATTAAGATTGCTGATGGTGACACTGTGCAGGTTGAAGCGCCATGGGTTCCTGCTCCAATTAAGCCTGTGATTTCAGTTCGCATCTATGGCGTGGATACTCCAGAAAAAGGCCATCGTGCCCAATGTCCAGCAGAAGACGCAAAGGGACAAGCGGCTAGCGCCTTTACAAAGGATCTAGTAGCAAAGACAAAGAAAGTCCAATATGTCGTATACGATTGGGACAAATATGGCGGCCGTATTCTTGGCGATATGATGCTTGATGGCAAGAGTCTTCGTGCTCAACTGATTGCAAATGGCTTTGCTCGTGAATATTTTGGTGATGCAAAGCAATCTTGGTGCAAATAACTGTGTACATTAAAAACAAATTGATGTATATATAGATTATCAGTTGTTGACAATCAACAATAAAAGCGGAGTAGACGGGGGTTCGAATCCCCCCACCTCCACCATCTACACTGTGGTCTTGAATTGACAAGATATAGACCGCGGACGTTACGGGCAGTGTAGTTGATGGGGGTGTTACTGGGAATCGATGCACGCAGAATAAGGCGGTTCGAGACTGATTGCTTGGCAAAGTTGCCACTAAACGTAAACGCAAACGATAATGACGTTGCCTTTGCTCTAGCCGCTTGAGGCTAGCATTGGGCCCGCCGGAGCCTCGAAACAGAATCCGGCAACTTAATGGTATAAATATTATATCGCGACGGAGGTTGACACCTCCATTGACTCTTACAAAAGCTTCAAGTCTTAGGGCTAGAAAGCAGTATCTTTAAGATACTACCGACGAAACCATAATGATTTTGCATTTCCAGTAAGAGGGAAATGGATGGAAGATACCTTCGTTATTTCATTTTGTATCTTCTCATAGCGACGGACAAACTGTTAGGCTGAGATGCCTTCGAAGCAGTCTCTGGTTGCCAGGATCATTTAAGATTAGAGGATACAATGAAACTATTCGAAAACAGAAAGGACTTTCCTTATCTACGTTGGGGCGAAGGTTTTTTTCTAGGTGTTATTGCAGTTACTGGTGTAGCTCTTGCAACTCCTCAGAAAGAACCAGAGGTCAAGGTGATTAAGGTTCCCGAAGTTCAAGTAATAGAAAAGGAAAAGATCGTAAAGAAGCCTGTTTACCTCAGTGCTTACGATAAACAACAAATCCAATGCATGGCCGAGAATACATATTTTGAAGCAGGCCATGAACCCTATAAAGGTAGAATTGCGGTGAACAACGTCGTGTTGAACCGCGTAAAAGACAAGCGATTCCCAAAAACACCATGCGCGGTCATTAATCAAAAGGCCAGAGGCGTATGCCAGTTTTCATGGAAGTGTGAGGGAGGAAAGCGAATTGGCGATTGGGCCGCGTATCGCAAGGCCAAAGAAATCGCTGAACATGTGTACCTAGGAAATTACGGAGACGTAACAAGAGGTGCAAAGTTCTATCATGCCGACTATGTAAGTCCGTCATGGGGTAGAGTTTTTGATCGCACTGCTAAAATTGGTGCTCACATTTTTTATCGAGGATAATTGATTATGGTGGACGACGTTATTCTGCAAAAGACTATGTCAAACGATAAGTTTATTAGGGAAATTGAAAGATTGGTGGCAAAGTATAATCTAGACTATATGGATGCCGTCGTCCACCTTTGTGAAAAGAATAACATTGAGATCGAAGCTGCTGCCTCGATTATCAAGAATAATATTAAGATCCGATCAAAGATTCAGGCTGCTGCCGAAGATCTGAACTACCTTCCTAAGTCTGCGCGGTTGCCTGTATGACACCATTTGAGTCTTACAAGACTTTCCTTGCTGTCAAGAGCCACTTCACCACAGACAATTATGACTACGTAAAATACA